TATTGCTACCCCGAAGCTCATTCCTTCATCCTCGTATTCAGAGTAATCCTCGATCGTATCAATTCCATATTCTACTGCACATTCATGTTCAATTTTACATCCGCGTGCTTCATTCCACCCTGGTGCAAAGTATACGATATTTGCGGTTGATAAAAGCTCCAATGATTTTCCCAAGAACCACAATGGTTTTGCATCTGCTGGAGCTGATTGGAAAAATGAATCAATCACTTCTACTTCTTCCCTGCACACTTCTTTCGCTTTCTGAATTGCCTTTTCACGTTCTCTCAGAATTTCATCATCTGATTTTCCTTTCATTGGCTGGCTAATAAATAATTTCTTCATGTTCTTATCCTCTCTTTCATTTTATGCTGAGGACGATTACTCGCCCTCTGAATTATCTGTCTACGCTACCCTTGTAAAATCTCTTCCAAAGCTCTGCTGCTTTTTCCCATCCGTACATAGCCACAAATGCCACTAGGAATCCTGCCATGATAGCGGCTATAATCATGTACCACAAAATCGTCTGTTGTATGTACTGCATATAAGCAATAAATGCCACTACCGTAATTCCGATGGACAATACAAATACTAAGATGTCTGTAGGGATTTTCTTCAATCCCGATACTCCCTTAAATACCTGTGTGATAATCGATACTGCAAAAGCCAGTACCCCAATGATTCCGATAATCAGTGTCATGTTTACGATAAGTTGTTCCATATCCATTCTTCCTTTCAATCTCTAATAGGTAATTTTTTAATTTCTTCTAACATTTTCGTTACCATACCATTTCCGCCAAGCGTGTGATATGCATCGTACATTTCAATAAAGTTTTCCAATCCATGCCTTGTCACATATCCTCTTTCCATCCACTTGCTGTGGTATTCTATCATTTGCACACGCAACAATAACATCGTTCCCTGGCTATTTGCATCTCTGTCTTTTTTTTGATTTTTTAACAGCCATACAATATACCCCAAAACAGGTGTAATTACTGCGATTGCAATATTTGCTATGATTTCCAATTCTTTGTCTCCTTTTCTAAAGATTTGCATAAAAATAAGACCCTTACGGTCTCGCTCTGATTTCCAATATTACCACCTCTACTCTACAACTTTCCAAACAGTTTCCGTTCCGAACACGCCTGGTTCCCATACATTGTTATCCACAAGAGATATATATTTTACATCTCTATGTGTAACCTTTGCATCTTTCATGTATCTTCCTGGATTCACGCCATCGTAAGGAATCCACTGTGGATACTCTTCTTGTGGGGGTTCCGGTTCTGTACCGCCATTCTCCAGCACTTTTACTTTCTCTTCCAGTACCTCTACTCTTTCCACTACTCTTCTTAAAAGTTCGTTCTCATCTTCATTCGGAGTTGCATTCTTTGTCGCAAGTGCTTTCAGTTCGTTTTTTTCATCTTCCGAGATATCTCCCTGGATCCAAATTGTATCAATCTTTTTAATTATATCCGGCAAATCATATCGACCACTTTCAATTACGCTTTTAATAATTTCATACATTTTACATCGTCCTTTCTAAAATTAATCTGTCTGTCTCTATTTGCTTCGTTACAATCGCCTGTATTTGCTTGTTTATGTAAGATTTCGTGTCTGCTATGTACTCTACTTCCATCTCACAATCCTCCGAGTTGGTTATAACTGTTGTCGGATAGTTTGTATGCAGTGCATTTAATGCAATCTGTGTCTCCTCGTCAAACGAGACAAATTCTTCGGAATCAGTTTCATATATTACCTTGTAATGCAAATGTGTTTTCGCTGTTTCGATCGTGTCTGTGTCGTTTACTCCGACAATAAAACTAGACACCATTACTCTTGGTACATATAATTTCTGTACATCTTTCTTATATAAACCGACCTCAGAATATACTTTATTGTAATCGTAATTTAGAGTAGCATCTTTTAAAACAACACTAAAATATTTTTCTCCCGTATTTCCATAAATCGGTTCATTGTCTTTTACAAGTGTTGCGAAATCCTCTACCGCTCTATGTTTGTATACAACCCCATACACACCATCTTGCTTTTCGATTCTGTCAAATTTTGTTAGAGGACGGTCGAGATGGGACGTAATAGTTTGCGATTTAAAAGGTTCATATTCTGTCCGTTTAGCGCCTTTTTCGATTTGTATTCTATTTACTTCTGTTCCAACTGACCAAGGATTTCGGATATACACATATCCAATTGTTTTATTTGCATTTGTTTTAGTTCCACTCTTATAAAAGTGCATGTAAAACTCTTCATTTATTCCATCTGTATACTTAACTCCAAAAATCGGACTCCAATCACTATTCGGTTTTGTGATTGTATAAGATTCCCACGACAGAAAATACGCTGTTTTTTCTTCAAATGCAATTCCTTCTGTGATATTTATTTCTGCAATCGCTTTCGCTGGTATACAGATTTTTTCTTCGTCACATTTATATTTATTTTTAGAGATATCAAACAAATTCTTTCCGGTTACTTTAACATCAATCTGTCCATCATCTCCAGCATTTATAATCCCTTGCGGATATTCCACGCTCGGAGATGGCTTTCCACCTGTGTATGGTTCGTAGGGTAATGCGGTGGATCCCTCAGCTAACATTACATACTTTTCTTTATTTACGATCGGAATAGCATTTTTTCTGTCTATCAACACTATCTTTAATTTGCCAGTTTCATCAGACGTTTTCGTAATATTATGCCCCTTAAATACGCCGGTTGTATTACCATTGAGCATCATATCATCGACACTTGTAAAATATAAACTTCTACTTACA